TGGCCCATAGACCACGATCGAATTAGCCATGCGTCACCGCCCGGCGCACAGCCATGGCACCACGACGACGCAACCGCTGCGGGATTTGTCCCACCGCCAGCCCGCTGTGGGCGACGCGCGCCGGGCGCGTGAGCCGCAGCCGATACAGCAGCGCGCCGCCGATCGTTGGCGCGATCAAGATCAGGGCCAAATTAAGCATGGGCCACCTCCAGCGCAGCAGCGGCGATCGCTGCCTCGGCGGCGGCAGTCGGGCGACGCGGCAGCATGTTGGCCAGGTCGAACGGGAAGTCCAGATCGTCCATGAAATCGGCCAGCGCATTGCTGATCCGGTCCGCCTCATTGGTGAACAGGCGTGGGCCGCTAATCAGCTTCCAGCCTTTGCCCGGACCACGGCGACGCTCCCAGCGTTGGGTCGCGCTGCTGTGCTGCCCCATGGTCAGCGCAGCCACCACCACGACCGCGTCGTGGGTGATGTAGAGCGTAGCGATCGCGCTGCAATCCTTGCCTAAGGCAAGGTCAAAGCCGATTCCGGCGGGCGTGATAGCCTGCTCGCCGGGTCCGGCACTGGAAGTTAGCGGGCGTGTGACAGCGTGCTGTTGCATGTGGCTCTCCTCGAGCTTCGTTGATGGAAGGTCCAGGGGCGGTGTTGACGCACCGCCCGCCGGACCCGCTGAAACAGGTCAGATAAGATCAGCGCCGGTAGGCGGATTGAGTGGTTCGCGCAGATGCCGAGCGCTCGACAAAATGTCCAGCAACTCTTCCCGGATGTAATCGGCGATCGCGGAAACGCCGTCGTGGCCTACGCCTGCGCGGGTTGCCACGTCGTGATTGATTGCGGCCAGCAAGCTAGCCGCTTGCTGCGCACGCCATAGGCGGTCGTGCTCTTCTTCGTTGATGGCGTAGTCGGCATCGCTGGGCAGCAAGTTCTGCAGACGGGCAGCGCTCATCGCGCACCTCCCGCAGCAAGAAAACGGCGTTGCAACCAATCGAGCACGTCTGCCGCGCCGTCGGCGCGCATGCACACATGCAAGCGGCCAAGCACGATGCTTTGGCTATCGCCACCTAGCATCACATCAGCGACTGCGAACGACTCGCAGGCAATCAGCACCGGGGCGACATCGTGCAGCGCATCGGAATGCAGCATCACCATGACGTAGCCCTGCATCATCTCGAAGCTGAGGACGACGCCGGCGCAGACGCGGAATTGTTTGTTGGCGCTCATCGCTGCGCCTCCCTCAGCAATGCGTCGACAGCAGCGATGGCTGCAGCAACGTCGGCAAGCGTGAGGGCGTGGATCGCTTTGCCAGTGGCCTGCAGCTTCGCCTGCAGGGCGAGCCAAGCGGTGTGATTCCAGTCGAGGGTGTCGGCGATCAGGCCGAAGTAGTGGGCGATCTGACGCGCGGCATTAGCCGGCGCTTCTTGAGCGTCGTAGGGCATGGTGGATTCCTTGAGTTGATTGGAATCCGCCACTGCCGAGGCTAATCGGAGGTGGCGGACGGCACGGGTTAGCCTTACCGGACTCAAGGAACCGGCGGGCCTTGCGGCCCCCACGTACCGCCCGCCATAGAACTGGCCGGCAAGCGCCCGAGCAAACGCAGGGCGACAAAAAAGCGCCTTGCATCGATCGATGGGCGCTGGTGCGCCTTGAGATATCGGGAGGCTAATCCCGGTCGCCGATTTTGCGGCGACGCGGTAATGGTTACTCCGCTGCCGGGTGGAAGTCAACGAAAATTTCTCAAAATTTCCCACGTGTACGATCGCGCTCATTTGGCGAACACCCAGCACTTCACGGTGGTGCCGACGCCTGTCAGATCGTCTTTGAGAACTGCGCTGTTGACGGCCACGTTCGCACCGATGAACTTGTGCCGGCGCGAGTCCCCAAGCAGCGTACGCAGCAGCTTGAGATCGGGCACGGATTGACTGAACTGCGCGGCGCGTGCCGCGAAGTGATTGAGGTTAATGGCGATGCGCTGCGTGTCGCGGCTGTGGTTGACGACGGCTTTACCGTGGCCGGTGGCTTCGAGGTATTCGTAGACCTCCCAGAACTCATTGACCATCGCGTGGTCCGCGCTGATCGCCTTCTGCCGTTCCAGGGCCATGTCCAACAGCGCGAGCCGTGTCTGCTCGACAATGTCGTCAGGGATAGCGATGACTAGACGTAGGCAGTCGAACAACGCCAGCATCTGCGCATGGTTCTTGATGACGCGTTCCAAGCGTAGATCCTGCTGCGCGCGTAACTTGGCCTCGAACACCTTTACCCGCTCGGCGAACAGGTCGAGGATCGCGCGCTCCTGGCGGATGGCACGCACGAGGAAGTGGCTGACTTCTTCGACCTGTAGCGCGTTGAGGTTATCGGCCGCGATACGGCTTTCGGTGGTGACCTGCGGCCGTTTGAAGTGCAGCTTCACGATGCGCGTCAGGATCGCCTCGCTGGCGTCTACCGCTGCGTTTTGGGTGATGACGATCGTGCCGCGAAACGGCGGCTCGTAGGTCTCGTTGCCTCCGTTGCGCACGCCACGTGTTGCCAGGGTGCCGCCGCCGAAAAAGTCCTTCAGCTCATCCCACTCGAACGTCTTTGAATGCGCCTTGTCTGGCTCGCTGCGATCGGCTTCCAGAAGGACCACGGGCATGCCGGACACCTGGCCCATGGCGCGTGCGCGGCCAGCCTTGGATGACTTGGCCGGGTCGAAGCCCTCGTAATCGGAGCGGCCCAGCAGCTTCCACAGGAACGTCAGCAGCGTGGTCTTGCCGGCGCCGGCTTCACCGGTGGCTTCGAGGAATGGGAAACTCTTGTGGCCGGCGCGGATCTGCTCGGCGAACAAGGAGCCAAACCAGAACGTCATGGCGACCATGCCGTGCGTGCCGAAGCACTGCCACAGCCACGGCAACCAATCTACGCGGAACGCGTCGGCGTCGCGCTGGATCTCCAATCGGATGGACTTCTGCGTGGTCTTCAAACGCAGCTTGTCGAACTCGAAGTAGTCCTCTTCGTTGGCCGTCACCAGCTCGCCGTCGCGCACGGCCATATCGCCGAGCAGGTAGGCGCGGTGCTCCTTGCTGTAGCCCACGAAGTCGATGGCGTCCACTGTCTTGATCGCCTCGGTCTGCTCTTCGATCAGGCGGTCCAGCTGGTGGCCGGTGCCAGTGAACATGGCACCGGCGGCCAGGGAGATCAGGCGCTTCTTGAACTCGGACGCGCTGGCGACGTGACCACCGGTAAAGGTGCCCTTCACGCTGGGGCCGTCGTGCGGAAAATCGACGCGGAAGTAGTACCAGCTTTCGTCGGTGACCTCTTGACGCTGGAAATACAGGGCTTCCGGGTAGCAGTTGGCGATCTTCTGGACGGAGCACGCGGCGCGCTTGATCTTCCTAAGATCCTCGGCTGCGACCTCGTCGCCGTCATCGGCATCGATATCGCCCATCTTCTCCTTGCGCATTTTGTCGAAGCGTTGTGTGTCGAAGTCGAACCAGTACAGGCGGGAGCGATACTCTAGCCAGAAGTCGTTGCGGCCGTCGTGCTCGAACATCAGCAGGCCCTTGTCCACCGCCGTGCGAGCGACGAGCAGGTCGCCCTGGTAGCGAGATTCCTTGAGGTCGGTGTCCCACTGCTTCGGATCATCGGACGCGATAGCACGCAGATGCAGGTCGTTCCAGTCGGCCTTATTGCCGTCGCGCTGGACGATCTGCGCGGCCCGCGAATCGAAGCCCAATGCCGCTGCGCGCTTGATGTGCTTGTGCGTGTACGCACGGGCGCCCGGCTCGTTGTCTAGTGCCCACACGAGCGTCGGAAGATCGGCCATGCGTGCCTTGGCCAGCTCGCGCAGTGACTCTTCCGGAAATGCGTTGGAGGACATGGCCGACACTGCGCACATGCTGTGCTGCAGGAGCGCGATCGCATCAAAGATGCCCTCAACGATCCACACCTCGCGCGCCGTCTGCATGGCTGTCAGCGCGGCAGGCGCGGCCCACCACACCCCTGCATAGCTCTGGCCTGGCGCAAAGCGCGCCTTCTGCTTGCCGAAGCGATGCGGACGATCGATCAAGCGCTCCCACCATCCGCCCTTGACCAGCGCAAAGCGCACTGTTGCAGTGCCGGCGCTGATCTTGCGATCGTAGTGGCTGTCCTGGGTGTAGAGACCCGTCAGCGGTGCCAGGTCAAAGCCACGCGAGAACTGCAGATATGCGTCGGCTGCAGCATTAGGAGCAGCTGGCGTTGGCTGAAAGCGCTTGGACCAGTCGTCGAACAGATCGTCGTAGATATCTTTGACGTGCAGTTCGCGGCCGCATTTGGATTGGCGACCACACTTCACCACCCATGGCTTGAGGTGGTTGGTGTACAGCTCTTTCTTGCTGCACGACGGGCATTTGCCCCCGCGCATGTACTCAGTACCGCTCCGGTGCTTGAGTCCGTAATCCCGTTCCAGCCGGGACAGCACCTGTTGCCGCAGATCCTCTTGCATGACCTTCCTTAGACGCCGAGCTGGCGCCGAGGCGCGTGCGCAGAGGTGGCGTTGTCGATCACGACATAAGCGCCGCCGGCACGGCGGTGCGCGTCAACGGCGGCAGCGAGCAGGCGTGCCTCTTCGTGCTTGGCGTGCGGCGCGATGCGCTGCGGCGCATTGCTGGCCGCATCAACGAATCGCGGCTCCTGTGCGGTGAACCAGCTGTTGGCATGCCTCACGAACCGACCTCGGTGTTTGTGTGTTGGAGATGAAACAAGGCGGTGGCGGCATCGGTCAGCGCGACGAGGCGCTCGTCGAACGCGTCAGAGGTGACGAGGCCCTCGCGCATGAGGGCGGATACAGCGACCGCACCAAAGCGTTGCGCCGTCTTCGGCGCGGCAGTGCGGCCGATGTAACCGTGCTCGGTCTTCACCAATCCGCCATGGATAAGTGCAACGTCCAGGCAAAGCTTCGCCGTGGGCGGCAATGCCGCCCAATCAAAAGTCTTTCGCATTAGGGGTGCCTCAGAGGTGGGGGAAGAACTGCTCGCCGCCTATCGGGATCAAGTCCAACTGGCGGTCGCCCAGCGACTCGCGGTACGCCTGCAGCGCTTGGGCACGCTGATAGCCAGGTGTTGGTGGAAGCTCGCTGTGTGCGGTGGGTACGCCGCTGGGGCTGGCAATACCCGTCAACTCCGAATGGCCTGTGTAGGTCGCCCCACACATGGGGTTCTCGCAGACATAGGAGTCATGCCGTAGAAACTTGTGCGCGAGGACGCTCGTGCGTTTGATGAGTCGTGCACTGCACGCCTCGCAGCGGAAGACAATTTTTCTTCGACCGAACATGCTCACCCCTTGAGCGCTTGGAAGTTTGGACTTTTGCGGCATAATTCGGCGGTGATTTGAGGCCAAGAGCAACTGCAGCCGTGTGCGCATCGCCGTATTTGCCTTGTGATCGGCCTCGGAGCAGATCGTCCACAACAGTGCGATTCACCCCAAGTTGCCGGGCGAATTCGGACACCGTGATGCCGTTGGACACCAGCCATTCCCGTGCCTGTGCTGTGGTTCGGAGGTGACACTGCTGCTGAGCTTGCGCTTTGCGGGACATCGGCTGTGGTCGTCTGCGGTTTCGGAAATTGTTGGTGTTAACCCAAATTTTGTCAAGTAAGAGGAACAACCTGAGTGACTGTCGGGAAACGCCTGAAGGAAGAACGGAAGCGCCTGCGGCTTACGCAGCAGGAGATGGCCGACGCTTGTGGCATCTCGAAATGGGCACAGCTTTACTTCGAGAAGGACCAAAACATGCCAGGAGGGGCATATTTATTGGCTGCGCATGCGCGTGGGGTGGACATCGTCTACGTGCTGCTGGAGCAGCGAACGAAGCTAGACCCATCTGAGGCGGCGCTGGTGTCGGCGTTCCGTGCAGCACCACAGGAGGTGCGTGCTGCATTGCTCGCCAACCTTGGATCTGCGAGGGATGTCAGTGAAAGAGCCGCACCGACGGTGACCTTCGGCGATAACAACCGGGTAGGTCACATGGTGAACACATCAGGCGATATCAATCAAGGCAACGTGCAGATCAACATGGGCGGTCGCAAAAAAAAGAAGTCGTGATCAACCTGCAGATAGGACAACTGGTCATCGAAAAAAGAGAGCGTTATTGGCATGCATTCGATGACGTCAAGACCGCAGTCCTCAGCGATATCATGAATGCAATGCAATTTGGACAACAGAGCTATGAACCTTGACGTGAATGACTCCGAGGTCGGTCAGTTAAACGTTGCTGAGCGTATCGAGCAGCACTACCACGCTGACACTGATGCGTTCTCTCCACCATCGCTCTCAGACATGCAGTTCGCCTATCAGACTTCCGAAGCAACACTGAAAAAAGCGCGCTTCTGGTTTGCAGTTTGCGAATTACCGTGGATGGGATTGACGGCAATTGTCTGGGCTGGAATGGCCCGCCAGCTGCCGCCGCATCCCACGGCGCTCCATCTTTTCGCTTACACAGTGTTCTTGGCATTTATTCCGTTCACGGTTCGCGCCCTTATGCCTGATCAGCTGAAGGTGAAGCGAGCTCAGTGGAAGCATGTGATCAAAGTGGAAGATCAGTGGATGAAGGACCTGCATCACCAGATCGTCCGTGAGCAAGCCCGCCTTCGGCTACTCGCGCGGAGTTAGCGGCAATGCAGTGGATTGACGTGGGAACTTCACCAAGTCAACGCTGCCTTGCGTGCGGATGAAGCTCGATCCACAAAAAAGCCGCCGGAAGGTCCCGGCGGCTTTCAAGGTGTCGGCGCGTAGCTCCTTGCGATCCAGTCGCCGCCGTCCTGGCAGCGCGAGTTGACCTGACAACCGAACTCAGAATACCTAATCGCCCGAGTGCCAGCTGTAGGAAATCTCCGCTCGTGTACGTAGGCGAGCGCCCGATAAGCGATGGAAGGCAGCTATCAAATGTTAGTCATAGATTTGGTGCTTGGGGATGGCACCCTGCTGCATACATGAGTTAGACGATGCCATCCTCAATGCCTATCTGCAGCAGTTTTGATAGATCGCCTCAGCCTGCTCATGTGCTGCGCGCACCTGGTCTCGTGAAAGGGTACTGGAGTAGTTATCCACGATTTTATCGAGGTAGACGTTCGATCCAGCTTTTTGAGCTGCCATGTAGTATGCGAAGGACTTCACAGGGTCTTTTGGCGCCATGATCCCACGCTGACTGTCGCCCGCAATGGCGAGAAGAGCGTCAACACTGCCTTGCTGTGCGGCTCCATCTAGGAATCGGGCAGCATCCTTCTTGTATTGAACTAATTTCTCGGGATCTTTTAGATAATCCTGCCTTGATCCGATGATGGAAGTGGTGTCTCTGGCGTACATCAACTGCGCCTCTAGAGAACCTTGTTCGGCTGCCTTCTTTAGCCACTCACCGTTCAGCAGCTCTGGGCGATTTGCCAAATTGGCGCAATCATCAAGGCTTGACTCTGCGCCCTTCAGATAGCCTTCGCCGGTCGCCGAGGCCTGGTGCGCAAGCGCACTTCTACTAGCAGACCCACTCAAAGTGTTCTTGCACTCAAATACAGCGAGATATATCGAGTAGGTTGCAACAGCATCACCTGATTCTGAACGTTGAAGAAGCGAGTCGATGTACTTCGCAACATCTCCAGGAGGCCGCTTCTTATTCCTTACAATGCTGAAAGCCTTTGGACCTTGTCGTTTGACAACATCGCTATCTATTTTTCTGTCTGCAATCAGAGTTGCCACGGGTGCTGAAATTCTTGGCTGTGCCCTCGGTTCCGACCGCTCTGTATTGTCGTCCACCGTTGACCCTGGTGAACGGGTGGAGGTGTAAAAGGCGTAGGCGAATACACCCGCGATAACCAATAACGCGCCAGCAGAAAAAAAATACTTATTTTTTTTGGATCTATTCAATTAAAAGCTCCGCTGCAGCACTCTGGTGTTCATGGCACCTATCGACACGACCTTAAAGGGATTCAAGCGCACAGGCAACGCCATGCGCTTGACCCAAACTTAGTTTTCTTGGGTGGGCGGACCAACGAAGACCACCCCTCCGCCGCCACTACCACCGCCACCACCGCCACCGCCACCGCCACCGCCGCCACCAGTGCCAGGTTCAGGCGGATACGTTGTGATAGGTGTGGCGGTTCCCCCCATAACGTTTCCGCTGTCAGTGCCTGTGTAAGTCACACATGCTCCGCCGTTGCAGATAGTGATTGTGTGTCCGGGTTGGAGATCGTATGTATATCGAAAGAACCCAGGTCTCGACATGTCAGCCCGCCAAGTGTCAATGAAAACCTGTGTAATAGGGTCGGGCATTGGAGTGCCCAACAAACATGTATCGCAGTTGAAAGGTCCCCATATCTCATTCACCGCTTCCTGTGCGTAGGCATAGCCACCAATCGCCAAGAGAAAGCCAGTACCGAGAACAAGACGTTGCTTCTGCTTTGTGGATAGCTGAGGTGAGAGCTTAAATCCATTCATGTGCATACTTCCTTCTGTAGTGAATTGGTGCAGCTATGCGAAGTCAGGGTCGCCATTTCTGGGCAGCGTTTAGATTTGCCACTCAATCGACCCGATCCATTGACTTCAGTAGCGAGGTTAGCTCGACTTGGGCTAAAATTTTGTAGGGGAAATCTGACGTGTTCTGGTGGTGCCTGATTGCAGTGACGTGCAGCACATAAATTCAAGTCAACTTGAGCTATCCAGATCGATTTGTGTAGCGAAGCCCGTGACATTGATCGTATGAGTTGCCTTGGATATGAGCCATTTCATGCCTGAGATTTCAGATTTAAATCCATTGACCGTGACTTCTTGCTCGGGTGACAATCGGCGCGGCCTGTAGCAAGCACGTATTCAAATTTAGACACACCGCGTTTGATCCGCTCCAACTCAGCGTGCGCATGCTGGCGTGCCGTTGTCTCGTCGGCATACGAGTCGCGCAGGCGCTTGGCGTTGTCGTCTATGCCAACCAACACTGACTGTCGCCGCGCCTTGCGCTTGTCTACCCAGTACGCACGCACGCCGGTGTAGGCATCGCGGTCGGCAACGGAGTAACGGTGTTGGTCACCGTCGCGCCGCGTCAGGGTGACGGTAGGTAACCGCTTGCCGGTCGCTGTGATCCCGGCGCCAATCGGCGTAAAGATCAGCGCTCCTCCCTTCACCGTTGCCACTGCATCGAACCGCTGCCCCAGGCGAGTGAGCAAATTTATATCGCTTTCGTTGGCCTGGTCGAGATGGGGAAGCTTGGTGCGTGCTAGCACCTCGGCCACGCGCGGGGTTAGTCCATGCTCGCCGGCGAGAGTGTTGAGCACTGCACCCAGCGTGGTGTTGTGCCAGCTGCGCTCACGGCGTGTGCGCATGCCGGCGGTGAGATCTGCACTGCGCGCACGCACGGTGATGATGTCCGGCGCGCCGCTGTACTCCACCTCATCGACAATGAAGGTGCCCTTGTCGACCAAGCCAGTGGCTTTCCAGCCCAGTGCAACGGCCAGGCGCACGCCGCGCTTGGGCAGTGCCATCTTGCCGTCGTGGTCATGGATGCGCAGATCCAGCTGATCGGCTTCACCGCCACGGCATTCGGTGAGAGTGAGATCGAGCAGGCGCGGGGCGATACGCTCGGTCAGGTCAACGCCATCGAGTACCACACGCCACTGCGGAATCGGGTAGCTCATGGGGCGGTCGCCTCCGGCGTGATGTCGTCTGCGCGGCGCAGGCTCAGCTGGAACTCGATCCGTCGCGGTGTGCCGTCCTCGAAGAACAGCGAGGCGGTCTCATTGATCGACAGCAGCAGATACGGCCCGTAGACCACGCCTGCGCCGTCGACCAGCGGTAGCGGCTCACCATCTGCAGCAAGTTCGCGCAGTGTGTCCAGGGACGCGCGGGTACCGGTGAGTTCGGGAGCAATCAGACCAGATAGGTCGATGCTGTCATCGCCTGGTCCGAGGAACTGGCTGGCCGGCCGCGCGCCTACGCGCTCGCTGGTGGCGTGGCGCCAACTCATCTGCCGCTGCAGCTGCAAAAAGGCAGCGCTGTCGAGGGAAAACACGAAGGTGCCGTAGGACATCATCAT